ATTAGTGGCATAATTAGTGAAGCACCTATCGACGGAACGCCATACGCTCGCCAGGATGCAGGTTGGGTAGCTGGTGGTGGTAGTGGAAATGCACCGGGTTGGGTACAGGACAAATTTAATGGGAATTCAGTAAGTACAGTTACACTTGATACCGCCCCATTAGTCGGGCACTCCCTGATTCTATTCGGTAACGTATATAATACCGGGGCAGTAAGTGCGGTCTCTTCTACTAATACCACCTGGACGAGGGTGATAGGGCCTTATCATCCGGACCAAGCCTACTACGATATCTGGATAGGGGTATGCGGCACCTCTCCTGGAAGTGTCATTACAATCACGCACGCGGACGCTTATGCCTCATTTCAAGTTATTGAGATCTCAGACGTCCTCACGCCTACAGCAGGACAGACACTTACAGCTACAGGCGTATCTACTGGTGAGCTTACTGGGGTTACTGTCGGACACATAGTTGCTGTGGCAGCTGCAAACGACAACTCCCTTACTACAGTAACTATCGCTCCAGTGGAGCCAGGACATTTAGTTACACCAGACTCCGCTCGTGGGGTAGGTGTCGGTTACGGACCTCTCTATGTAGTCTTTGCCTCTACATCAGTAGTCAAGTGCTCTGTAGCAAGCGAGACTGCATTACTAATGGTAGAATTATCGTAAAGGAATAACATGGGAACTGCTACCGGCATCAAACTAAAGCAAGTATATCCACAAGCAGCCTATACCGTATTGGCTAACATCACGGGTAGCGCTGCTATCCCTGGAGCCGCATCCGTAGCAGAGATGAAGACGCTCCTAGCATATGCTATTGGCGATCTCGCGACTATTGCAGCTAATACAGTAGTCGCAAACGCTACAGCGGGTGTGGCTGCTCCAGCAGCTCTTGTAGTCGCTGCAAGTACCTTTGTAGGACGTATTGCATCTGGTAACGTAATTGCCATGACCGTGGCTCAAGCAAAGACATTACTGGCCTATGCAATTGGCGATCTTGCCACCGTTGCGGCTAACACCGTTATGGTCAATGCTACCTCAGGTTCAGCAGTCATTACTGCAATGGCAGTAGCAGCCAGTACATTCGTAGGCCGTATCGCTTCAGGTAATATTATCGCCATGACAGTAGCTCAGGCACAGACACTACTTGGATGTGCTTTACTAGCAGGTGCTACTTATACTGGTGCTGTACTATTCCGCGTCGGTACCGCCACTGCGGGTCAGGCACCCGCTTACTTTCAAGGCACTGGTGTACTTCTAGGCACCCCTGTAGCAGGGGCTATAGAGTATGACTCAATTAACTCCTACATCACCAACGAGACTACAGCTGGTCGTGGTGCCATACCAGTCGAGCAGCACTTCAAGTTAACGGCCGCTGGTGGTGCGATAACCACTGTAGCCAACTTCTTCGGTTCGACATCAAACATCCCATTGGTTGCAAGTGCTTACTATATAATAGAGGCATGGTTATACTTCTTGAAGTCTACAGCTAGTACAGTGACGATTACGCTTCTCAATAGTTCCGCCCCAACTGGGCAAGACATTTGGTGGGAGTCGTCACCCATCACGGGTATTGTAGCTCCTCCTGGGGATGCGAACATGCTTTGTGGCCAATACTACAACGATGCTACCGCTTCGAGGACGATCGTTACAGGATCGTTGTCTGACGCTGTGAGCCATTACATTCATATGCGCATCCACCTAAAGAACGGTGCGGGCACGAGCCTGAAAATTCAAGCCACAGTTACCTCCGGTAATATTACACCGGGTATTGGTAGCATGTGGGTCTGTCAGCGGATATCCGCTAGTAACGTAGGCGCATTCGCCGCCTAAAGGAGACCGAAATGGCCGAACAAGAGAAGACCTATACACCTGAAGAGTTTCAGGTAATGTACCTCAAGCTATGTGCACTAACAGGTTGGCAGCATGGCAGTAATCCTGTATTCAAGAACATGGGCGAAGTAGGCTTTCTAATCAACGTTGTATTCACTATCGTTCCGTATGTAAAGGAGGAGCCAAAATGACAACGGTATATCTAGTCACTATCAACTCATCGATCGGGCCTATATTCTCTACACAGCAGAAGGCCATAGACTTTCTGGATGACGAGTGTGAGAAGCGAGGCCTAGACTGTCGCGCTGCAATGTCTTCAAACAACGAGGAAATATTAGACGAGGCGACATTGGAGTCCGCTAAGCATTCTATCAACATTGTACCTGTAGTGGTAGATGCTGAAGACACCGTCCTGAATAGGTAACCCTATGAGAATCAACCCTAATGTACTTGTGGTAGATGTATCCGACTATTGTACTCGCATTGATGCAAAGGAATTAGAGGATAACGGCGTCAAGGCAGTCATAGTTGGTCTATACCATACTACAGTAAATGGAAAGCGTATACTCTCTCGGAAGTCGCGGGAGCATTGCATCAATGTTGCGACTAAGTCGAGTATGGTACTACAGGCCTACTGCTGGGATGACATCATCGACGATCCCATAGCACAGGCCAATTGGTTAGCTGATACAATGGTCATCGAAGGCTTGCCTATCAGGTGGGTCTGGGCGGATCAAGAGCAATGGTGGACGAATTGGGCTGCTTGGTACGTCGGGATTCGTACAGGCGATTATTCAAAAGTCCCCATTGGCGATCCTGTCAAGATAAGCCTCCACTTCCAGAAGTTCATGGAGACGTTATATGCACGTGATCCGGCTTCAGGTGTATACTGCAACAACGGCTTCATAACTTCCTGGGCGCCTAAGATGGATGAGTGGCTTCCAAAGTACCTATCTTGGGTACCGCAGTATGGAAGGCAGCCTACTGGAAAGACGTCTATGACTTGGGATCAGCTCCGGATGAGTTGGATGCCCTCTTACGACATCCGTCTCTCTAAGGGCCAGGTTCCTACAAAAGTCGTAGGACATCAGTTCACTGGTGATCGATGTCTCTTACCGGGCACTTACGATCAGTTAGGTAGGAAGATGCCGTGCGATGTAAGTACATTCTTTCCTGAATGGATCAAGGGCGGGTTGGAGCCCTTACCAACACCTCCTCCGCCTACACCTTCGTACAAGAACTACATTGTAGTCCAAGGGGCGATCAATGTACGGAAGGGACCTGCAACAACCTTTGCGGTAGTCCGCACCGCTATGAAGAATGAGGTTTTACATATCCTTAGTATCCCCACAACAAACGGCTATGCTCAGATGACTGATGGTAACTGGGTATACGCCTCCTATCTAGCCCTTCTATAAGGAGTCTCATGGATACGATCTCATGGAATCTACTACTGCAAATACCCCTCGCCGGCGTCGTTGTGCTTGTTGTTATCTTATTCCTGCGACACCTCAAAGAGATAACAGCTGCCTTTATGCTCGCTCAAGCAACCCAGGCGGCCTCAACAGCCGAGACTCAGAAAGATCAGACTGCCTTATTTATGGGGGCCATAAAAGAGCAGCGTGAGGAGAACATCAAAGCTCTAAGCGAACTCTCTAAAGGCTTCAAGGACCTTAGCGACTCAATCGGAGAACGTCTAGATAAGATGGCCGTTGCTAAGGCCAGCAAGAAATAGTTTATCAGCCGGCGCACTACGGCCGGATTTAGAAAGGAGATGCATGAAGAACATTTTGACCTCCCCCCGTTTCTGGGCAGCGTTGCTGGCGATTGTGTTTGTATTACTCGGGACCTACGCCCCAGTAATTGCAGCACATGTCGACCAGACGGCAATCACAACTGCAGTCATCGCGCTTGTGGCCTTTATCGCTGCCGCCAGCATTGAGCCCGGAGGAAGCTATGTCGGTCTCTTCCGCTCAATCAAATTCTGGTCTCTTGTGGTATCCTTGGTGTTCATCTTCGTCAGAGCGTTCGTCCCAGGATTCCCCATCAATGAGACGCTGATACAGGATTTGATTCTGACTCTGGGCATAACAAGTGTTGGCGTGACCTACCGTGCAATTGGCGAAGTAAAAACCTAACGCGATACATCGCCAAGAATGTTCTCGAAGCCGTGGCATGAAGGTAGCCACGGCTTTACTTTTGTCATCATTGCAGCTATTTCTGAGCGCCTACTCAATACCCAAATATAACCTGCTAAGTGCTTATAGTAATGCCCCCCGAACGCCGTTACTAAATGATCAAGCTCCGAGATGTACTTAGTAAACACGCATACCTGAGGGTACTTACCGTGATATAGATATCCTCGGGCTTTAGCACATACTATCTGACCAGGGTCGCGTAATGGGGGCTTAGTCATGTTCTATCCACTTCCCACCCTTTAGTTCAAGGCTACTACCTCCATACCAAGTATGACGAATCTCGACATCTACCTTCCAAGGTACTTGGGGTAGATAGCGATTACCCATCTCTAACATTACTTCGTGTATCCGCAGGCCAACTACCTTTGCATTAGCCTCGTCCACTTCGGCAATAACACTATCATGGACGGTTAAGACGATAGGGATGCCCTCAGACTCTAACTGACTAGCGGCCATCATATCTAGGTCACTAGCAGTGCCAGCAATCACCATATGAACGCAGGCCTTCCGAATATCCTTCTCGTTATCCTCAGTCACTAATGGGAAGTGTCGCCTTCTATGGAAGATAGTCTCAACCCAACCATTTGCTAAGGCCTCTTCATACTGACTCTTCTTCCACTGCTTGGCAACAGGCATCAATCCATCATACATACGGACAAAGTCTTGCGCCTGGGTTACGGGGATACCGGAACCTAGGGCGAAGGAATAGATTGTACCTCCGTATACATAGGAGAAGTTGAAGTCCTTGCATATATGCCTTTGCTCTTTGGTAAAGTTTGGACCATATATTGAAATGGCCACCTCGGTATGTAAGTCACGGTCATTCCTGTATACACTCAATAGGTATGGGTCCATACTAAAGGCGGCCAACCCACGTAACTCGGCTTGGCTAAAGTCGCCAATGACTAATACCTTACCAGGACCTGCAGTATACATACCCCTAATCAGCCCACCATAGTTGCCTGGTGTATCATCTGGACGTGTAATGGTTTGTAATGCTGGATCACGGACAGATATGCGTCCTACCTCCGTTCCATGAATCATAAAGTTGGCGTGTACACGGCCTTCCAAGTCCCGATATGCATAAACGTTCTTCACATACGAGACATATAGTTTGTGAGCTCGGCGGAACTCCTCTAGTATCTCTACTATTGGATGCATCCCTCTTAGTCGCTCTATTGCATCGGCACCGGTTGATCGCGGTCCTGCCTTGCGACTCCTAGCTCCAGGCAACTTAAGTTCATCATAGAATAATGCAGACATCTGTTGTGTCGAATTAGGATTCAAGTCAGGATGACCAGAGACTTCCCTTAGCTCGGCCAACTTCTGTTCAATGACCTTCTGTAACTCTGTACCGACATACTCTAGAGCACCCTCATCCACTTGCATCCCCCTGAGCTCGGCATTCTCAAACATACGTGTTGCCGGCATGATAATCCCTTCAAAGGGCATTTCATACTGGCCTGATTCTCGTAACATCTTTTCAAACACTTCCCTGAAGGCTAGTGTTACAACAACATCTAATACACCATACTGTCCTAACTTCTCAGGAGGTACTTTCGAATAGCGGTCATTCCGACTGCTCAGGTATCCTGATATTAGTTCAGCCTCATAGTCAGGAAGTCCAAAGTATAAGGATGCTAACTTTTTCAAGCCTAACGGCATGGTCTCATCTAGAACGTATTGGGCCAGCATTGTATCGAAGTCAAGGTGTGGGACTATATCTAGATGCGATCGCATAAAGACCGTATCGAACTTTGCATTATGACCTACCGTCTTGACACGGGAGAAGAAGTCGCGTAGTACTTGCTGGGCCTTCGGACTATCGTACAGTAAGTCATCTGGTACCACTATTCCAAAGTCGTAGCTCCAGGCCAACTGTAACATCAGGATACCATCACGCTTAGCAATTGGAGTATCATACCATTGTACTTGATCCGTCTCCAGGTCAAACGCTACCCAAGAACCGCTAGGACATTTTTGCAGGAGCTCTTCTAACTGAACTGCGGACGTTGCCCATCGTACTTCGGGATTGAACAACCGCCTTTTTTCCGGCCCGAGGACAGCAGACTCGACTTCCTTCAGGAACACTGTTGCTTCGTCCGCCTTGCGTAATACGTAAGCAGGATGCCACGCTGGCTTCACCCAACGACCCTCATCCCATGGAACCCACGCGCCTTGTTGATTAAAGGGGATTCCAAGAGCTGTACTAGCGACTGACCCAAGGGCGAGGATCGGCCCCTTTGTTTTCCTTAACTCATCGAGCAATCTCGGGAGACAGCAACTGACCTCTAATTCGCTAGGATCCCGGTTACCTTCAGGACGACAAAGCACTACGTTTGTCCGATAAGAATCAACTGGGTTCCCTTGAGCCTGTGCTATAGCCGCGTCCAGGAGTTGCCCACTTGGTCCTACAAAGGGCTTACCTTGATCGACTTCTGTGGCTCCGGGAGCTTCGCCCACTACTACCAAAGTGGCATTGAACTTCCCTGAGGAGGGAACGAAGGGCTCCTGCCTTAGAGTACAGTATTCACATCTTGCGAGGGGGGCTTTAGGTTTCATATCTTTGACAGTACAACTAGGTCGGCGACAGGTTTCCAGCCATAGGCCTCTAACTGCTCAACTGCCGCTTTAGGGACTATGAGGCGAACGTTTGGGACCTTCATCCCACGAGCAATAGCAACAAGGTCATCCAATCGATCGATGTCTGCGTGCAGGACGATAGCCGTATGGGCTTCCCTCTCGACACAGAGGATTCCTTCGACTTCCTTTGTGACTTGATTCTTTAGGATTATGTGCATTTAGGCTCCATTACAGACGTCAGTGAGTCTCTCAATGTTCTGTTCCGCGACCCGGGAGTGGAAGGGTACATTCCATTGCAAGGAGGCGTGCGGACCGTCATCCAATATACGACCCTGTTGAGCATATGCAATAGGGGCACCTGTATCCATACTACGGAGCCAAGGAGCAGCTGCTAACTCTAATCTCGTAGCCCTTATAGGGGGCTCGAAGCATCCGAATAAGTGGATGTGATGATTCCAATGCCATTGGTGCTTCTCAATAATCTTGAATGCAGGAAACCTACCATCAGGCAAACGATCGTAACGTCCTATGCAGATTGTTGCACATCCCATTTTCATAAGTTCAATAGCACATCGTTCCCATTCGCCCCAACTACTACCATGAGGGCACATAGCTCGCTTATGTAGAGGGATCATTGGCAACGCTTCGCTAGCAACTCTAAGGGTCTCATCGCAGTCGCCTATTACATCAGGTAAGGTAATCTCATCGGCCCATACTAGACTAGCTGCCTTGAGGAGTGCAGGCATAGTTAGCATAGAAGACTCACCCGCACCGTTATCGAGCATTATAAAGTCGCCCCTACGATGAGCAGACCTATAGAAGGCATTGTAGGTAGGATCCTCAACATACTGTGCAAGTACAAGATGGAAACTTGCTCGCATTGTAGCTACCACTCCAAGAGCGTTGGGGGGTGCAATTACTGCTAGTTTCATTTTGACCTCCCAACTAGGGTTAGAAATTCATTCCGCGCTTCAGACGCGGTTAGGAAGATACCCATCATATCAGATGTCTTCATGGAAGCATTATGTTCTCGTATCCCTCGACAGGCCATACAAGTATGTGTCGCTTCAATGACAACCGCTACTCCTTGGGCTGCAAGACTATGCTTCATGAAACTTGCTACGTCATGCGTCAACTTCTCTTGAGATGTTGGCCTAGCGGCCATCCAGTGTACTAAACGAGGAATCTTACTTATGCCTACTTGTAGCTCATTAGGGAGATAGCCTACATGACACTTACCCGCATAAGGGAATAGATGGTGAGCGCACAACGAAGCGAATTCGATATCGACTGCTACAATCATCTCGTTTGCAACTGCAGGGAATGTGGTGAACTTAAAGGGCATCTCTCCACCCGGTGCAAATTCCATCATTGCTTGCAGCCAACGTTCTGCCGTTCGCCCGGCGTCATCATCCCAAACAGTATCACCAAATATTCGTGACAGGATATCTGTCAGGCCTGAGATATCGATTTCATCAATTTTCGATTTGGTAATCATTTTACTCCTATCCGCCATTGAAGTCGGTCCCCAAAACGCCAAGTTAGATTGTCTGCTAACCAAAGCATTGCTTTGTCTACATGCTCTTGTGATGGAGGACATCCTTCAGGCATAAGGATACAAGTCGTTTGGCGACGTACTAATAGGCCTACTTCATGCATCCGATTCTGTACATTCTCTATAAGTAGGTCGTCATCAACTACCCATTTGACCTCGGTCGCTAGACTTTTGATTTCAATAGGAGCGTCAAAGCCCAGATTATGCTTCGGCGACCAGGTCACGTAGTCAGGTCTCAATTCGCCCTTGAAGTTGTTTTGACCGGACGTTTCAATCTGGATGCGGAAACTATGAGCCCACCGCCGTTGACCAAGTGTCCGTAGGACATCAAACAGGTCGTCCAGATTATATATAGTTGGTTCTCCACCAGTGACAACTACTAGCGGTCGTATTGTGTCTCGTAGGACTTCAGCAAGATCATCCTGTGACATTACCTTACCACCGGCCATCCATGTATACTTAGTGTCACACCAAGGACAACCAACAGTGCAACCTTGTAGGCGTACGAACGTTGCAGGCGTACCAGCGAGGATACCCTCGCCTTGAATCGTGTGGAATATTTCGTTGACGCCGTATTTCATTTTACCCTAGTCCTTCCGGTCGCCTTTGTAATTGCCTTAAGGCGTTCCAATTGTGGCATTGGTTTGCGTTCCCTCTTGCCTGGTCTGAAGCCGAAATCGACTAAGTGGATGTTCGGATCCTTACCTTCAAGGACATCGCAGAAGGCCTCAGCCCATACCTGAGAACCCATTTGATTCTCTGCAGTGACTAGATTGCCGTCGACTGTTATCGATACAGGCTGAGGCAAGGCGCCAGCTCTTTCAAGTAAGTCTTTCGAACGCATCAATGGGAAGTAGGATACTTTCTTGCCTTTGGCCGCAAGCCGAACTGTAGGTACAGAACAGCAGATTGCCGCTATAGGCTTCTTGGCCGTATAGAAGTCTCCTACAAGGGACTGAACATGAGGCATAGTCCAGTATGCTTCAGTATCTTCCATATTGCCCGAGATCACCATGAGGGCGTCATGCTCGATTTCGAGGGTGGCCTCAACAAGGGTCTTGATTAGATTGTGCTGCCCCGTAACCTCGTCGACTATCTCTAAAGCCATCGAAGCAATAGTAAACGAATGGCCACGCGATACTAAGGCACCAAGTGTTGTCCATAACTCATTCCCATTGTATCTACGAGCAACAATGATGAGCACCTTACTTGGTTTTGAGGGCATGTTTCGCCACCTCAGCCGGGGTGATCTCCACTGCCGAGTCGTCGATGTGCTTCTGGAGCTGAATAGTTTCCCAGTTCTCGATAGCATTGCCCTTATCATCGACATCCAACCGCATCAGGTAGAAGTTCCCCATGCGCTGGAACAACTTGACCGGCAAATGGTGATTGTTGATGTAGGAGTTTAGGCAAGACGACAACGTCACCTTTGACTGCTGCAAGCCCGTTATGTCGAGCTGAGCGATGTACATGTTGGTCTCCAAGAATCCCTTCAAGATGGGATAGGACACCCTTCCCCGATGTGAGAACCTCACGTTCTCAATATCCTCGGGTCGCACTTCCAAGTACTTAACCATTCTGATTCTCCTTTTCTATATGATCTGCGACTAACGTCGCGTATCCGACTATGTCACGCCAACTATCTAAATGGCGGGGTGAACCCAGGATTCGAAACAACTTGTGGAGGATTTCAATCCACGGGAGCCAACCTTCTGGAAAGACCATCAGGAGGTTATCAAGTTCATCTTGTAGAGTTAGGCAAATCCTCCCGACGAGTTTCCACGAGCCTCCATATACCGCAGCTCGCTCTTTAAGTAGTGGGCGAATGTTACCCATCGTAACTCGCAGTACTCTTAGGTGTCTCGTTTACCCTGACAGTAAGCTCATCATTCTTGCACCTACCCTGTAATGCAAAGAGAATCTCGTTCCACAGGAACTGAGCAAGATACTCTCCTGTTGATGCGGGCATGTTAAGTGGGTATGCATGACCAGCAAGTAATGCAGG